TGTTCGTGGCTTATGCTACATCACACAGAGCAATGTTGAAAAGAAAGAAGGGTAGAAAATAATGAATACAGACGTAAAAATTTTTATATCTAGTTGTTTAATTGTATTAAATGCTTATCATTTCATTCGTCTATGCATTTCATATTTTAAAGATAAGAAAAAAGATATTGATAGGTTTGAGAGACTACGCAATTGTATACAATTCAAGGATTATGTAGAAAGATTTTTAATAATAAATATAGTTTTGTATTTATTATGTAAATTTTATTAAACGTTTAGGAGGTTAGAAAATGACTAAATTTGAAGTAGATTTATTGAAAGAGTTTCAAGATGATGGATGTGGTGATGATTGTTTTGACGAAATCGGTACACTTGTTGGTATGAGAATGAGAGGATATTATAAAAATGTCAAAGATGATGAAACCATTGACGAATTGGTATGGAGATACGACAATGAAACTGTTTGAACACCAAAAACAAATACTTAATCTATTAACATCTAATAATGGTAAGAGGTGATATTAATGGAAAAAAGATATGGTAGATTAAAAATTGTAAAAGAAGCGGAAGTGAAATATCGTGGTAAAATTATTTAGTCACCAAAAAAAGATGGTAGAATTAGCTACTCAAAATAAAAGTTTTGCATTTTTTTGTGAGCAAGGAACTGGCAAAACTTTAGGAGTTCTTTGCCATTTATGTAACCTATTTATGGCTAGAGAAATAGAAAACGCTTTAGTTATATGTCCCGCATCAGTCAAAGGGTCATGGAACAGAGATATTGAAAAACTAGGTAAGAGGAAAGCAAAGTATCTTAAAAATTTAGTTGTTGTGTCTTATGATATGGTGTGGAGAAGAAAAGAGTATGAGAGAGCATGGGATTGTATCGTATTGGACGAGTCACATTCCATAGCACATAGAAATACCAAACGTACTAAATTTATTCATAAACTTAAAAATATGAGCAAATACAGGTATATCATGACAGGTACACCAATGCATAACGGGCATTATGAAGATTATTATTCTCAAATTGATTTTATTCTTCCTAATTATCTAGGAACTTATAACGAGTTTCTAGCACATCATACTGTACAAAGACAGTTACCAGGTACGTATGTTAAAATTATAGTAAAATATAGAAATGTTCAAGAATTGCTAGACAAAATAAGTGAAAAAGCGTATTATATTGATAAGGAGTCATGTCTTGATTTGCCAGACAAATTACCAGACAATATCATTGATTGTGAACTCAAAGAAAAGAAGAAATACAAAGAAGCTTTAGAAAACTTCATAGAAGAATTTGATATGAATATAGGAAATCCTATGTCCGTCATTGTGAAGTTAAGACAGTTATGTAGTGGCTTTGTAATAGACGATTATCAAGAACTTCATGAACTTAAATGTGAGAAGATAAAAATGCTAGATGAACTTATCGACAGTTTGAATGGTAAACTCGTTATCTTTGCGGAGTTCACCTATTCTCTATCTCAAATTCACAAGCTTCTAGAGAAGAAGAAAATCAATTATGTAACATTGGATGGGAAACAAAGAAACAAGTCCATATGGAAAGATTTTCAAGAGAACGAGGACATTCAAGTTATTGTATGTCAATATCGTTCAGCTAATGCAGGAATAGATTTGTTTGCTTCTAGTAATATGATTTTCTATGAACCAAACCAATCAAGTACAGTTATCGACCAAGCTATAGCACGTATACATAGGAATGGACAAACTAGTAAATGTAGTTACCATTGGTTGATTACAAAAGATACTGTAGAAGAAGATATTTACGAACGTGTTTCAAATGGGATTGACTTCAATGTAGAAGCTTTAGATAATTTTAGACAAAGGATGTGATAAAATGGAACAATTCACTAGATGTGATTTTTGTGAGCATTTACAAGAATGTAGAGAAAAATCTTTATTAATTGATTTCACATTAGGGATGGACACAACAAGGCATTTTATACCTAATAAGCTTCTTTCTGAATGTCCTAGAAAGGATGATGAAAATGATAGAGAGAACATTTAAGATACCATCATGGCATCAACTCTATTCAGATTATTTTAGGTATTTGAATAACACTCAACAAGCTATTAAATTACTTAAAGAGTTTAGAAAAGAACAGGATATTCAATGTGAACTAATTCTCCCTTATACGGACAGTCGCACTCAAAAGCAATCTTTAAAGATTGCTACGACCAAAGACTATAGAAGAATAGTACATGATAAAAAGAAATTCGGTACGGACTTAAAGAAGCCAGACCGTCAAGGATTTTATGGTATTCGTCTTAATTCTAAACTCTATCAATCATGGCTGGATATATTGAAAGCTAATGATAATTTTAAAATTCTAGACGAGCCTAGAATAGCTGAATATATTGGTATCAACAACAAAGGTAAGGATTTAGGTAAATTTGAAAGAGAGTTTCTCGTAGATGATAAAGACCTTTATCTATCAATCAAATGTGAATACAAATTTATCGTAGTAGATGATTTTATTGAGATTGAGCCTTATAAATTTTATGAAATAAAAGAAGGAGAGATATTGTGATTGAGAGTAAAAGAAAACAATTAGAAATCATAGAAGATTTCTATGCACTTTATATGCGTTCACCGAAACCCGCAGAATACAAAGCTTTAGGAGGTACATATAAGACGAGTCTTTATATTACATTCCTAGCTGAAAATTATTTCAAACCTCCAACGTCTAAAGAAGAAACTTATGAAGTTGTTAACAGACAAGGAGAGGTTGTTTATACAGGAATTCCTAAAGATATAGGGTATGAGTATGATACTACAGGTGGACAAGTATCTAGAGCGTGTAGAGAAAAAACATTGTATAAAGGAAAATATACAATTAGAAAGAAAGAATTTGATATTGATTATTTCAATAAACATAGAAAGGATGATTTAAATGGAAAAATTGACTAAAAAAGACTTACAGAAACGTTGGGGGATTTGTGAGAGAACCCTTGACAGATGGAAAGATATGAAAGGATTACCTTATCATAAATTACCTGTAAATGGTAGAATTTATTTTTATAAAGAGGAGATTGAAGAATGGGAAAACAAGATGATGGGTGGAAAAGTAGATTAGTAGCTTTTGACTTTGAAGCCACAGCTTACGATTGGTTATTATGTATCAAAGATAGACAGACAGGAAAGTTCTATGATTTCCATAATGACCCGCAAGGTGTTGAGGATTTCATCAATGAGCATGATTTCATCTATGTAGGATATAACAATAAACATTATGATAATTATATTCTCAAAGGTGTTTTAAACCATTATACACCAGATTTTATTAAGGATATTAATGATTATATTATCGAGGAACATCAAGATGGATGGACCTATCCATTCGACCAACCGTACATCAAAATACCACCAACAAGTGACCTCAGATTGGATATGCCTTTGAGACAGTCCTTAAAGGAACTTGAAGGTAATATGCTCATGGATATTCAAGAGTCAAGTGTAGACTTTAAAATAGACCATCCGTGGACTAAAGAGGAGTTTGACGAAATGCTATTCTATTGTCACCATGATGTCGACTCTACATCACGTTTAATTGACGAAAGAATGGACTATTTAGAGGCTAAAGTATTCAATGGTACAAGAGAAGGTTTGACACCAGAAGAAGCCTTATATCGAACAAATGGACAGTTAGCGAGTATCTCTTTAGGTGCTGAAAGATGCGAGTTTAATGACGAAAGAGATATTCAGTTTCCAGATACAGTAAATTGGAACAATATCCCTAAAGAAGTAAAGGATTTTTTCTACCAAGCTTTTGATGAAAATATCCCTACGGAGGTACTTTTCAATAAGAAACTTAAAATTGATTTTTTAGGGTTGGAATGGGTATTCGCCTGGGGAGGTGTTCATGCGAGTGTTCAAAATGAAATCATTGTAAACGAGAATGGATATGTTCAAAAGATTGCCGACGTAACTTCCCTATATCCATCATTGATGGAAGAATATGGACTTACGAGCCGTGCAGTACCAGACCCTAATAAATTCTTCAATATGAAGAAAGAACGTATTGACGCTAAACATAGAGGTGACAAGAGAGTAGCAAATTCTCTTAAAGTACCTATCAATACAGTTTATGGTATTTCATTACAACAGTTTAGTGATTGCTACGACCCACGTAATGGTCGTTCAGTATGTGTAACAGGACAGTTACTATTGACGGATTTATGTGTTGAGTTGTGTAAACAATGTAAGACAATTAGACTTACTAATGTAAATACAGATGGTGTCGCTTTTATCATTCATGAAAGCGAAATGGATATAGCTAATGATGTTATGAATGAATGGCAAAAGAGAACACGTCTAGAATTAGAAATTGAGGGTATCAAGCGTTATATTATTAAAGATGTGAACAATTATATCCTTGAAAAAGAAGATGGTTCGTTGAAAGTAAAAGGTGCTTATGTGAGCGATTATAAGCCATCATTCAAGCATAATTCATTTTCTATTGTAGCAAAGGCTATTATTGATTATTTTATTAGTGATGTACCTGTAGAAGATACCATCAATGCTTGTAATGACCCTTTCCAATTTCAACTGATTGGAAAAACAGGAGGTAGTTACGATAAGACAGTTCATTATGTGAACGGTGAAGAAATAGAAGTACAAAGGGTAAATCGTATTTATGCGGTCAAAGATGAAAATCTAGGTGCGGTTAAAAAAGTAAAGAAAACATATTTGGACAAAGAATTGGTTCAAGAAGTAGACTTTGAGGAAAAATGGTCGAGATACTACATCAATCAAAAAGGAAATAAAACTTATAAGATAGTATGGGAAACGGACGAAAAGGGAGATTTCTTTATGAGAAAAGATACAATTCAAAATTGTCCACCTCATGCACTTATAGACAATTCTTGTAAAATTACTATTGACACTATTGATAAAGAGTGGTATATTAATCTTGCAAAGAAAAGAATAAATGATTTTCTAGGCATTAAAAAAAATAAGAAAACAAAGGAGAAAAAGAAAATGGCAGTAGCTAAAACAAAATTAGAGCCGAGACCTGCTCTATACAAAAAGATTTTTGATTTAGGTCTATATTTAGCAAAACAACCTTACATTACAGATGGGTACAATGATGCACAAGGATATGAATACATCAAGTCGTCTTACTATCGTAAAGTGTTAGGACAAGGATGTAGAGAAGTTGGATTGATTTACAAATTATCTATTGTAAATAGATTATTCACACCTCTTGAAAAAACTAAAAATATGAACTTGATTACTATTCAAGGAAATATGAGTTTGATTGACCCAGACACAGGAGAATTTGAAGATTATCCAATTATTGCAGAAGGTAGTGATAATTTAGATAAAGGTATTTACAAAGCTGAAACAATGGCTATCAAATACTTTGTGCTAAATAACTTCTTGTTACCAGAAACACAATATGAAATCGACCCAGAGTCAGCTAAAGAAGATAGAAAAGCAGAAGAAAAACCTTTAAATGTAACAAAGGATGAACCTAAAAAATCTAAACCTACACCTCCTCCAACTAAAGAAGAAAGAGAAGAAGCTAAACAAGAAGTCGTAAATGACGACCAACCAACTATGGCTTATGTAGATGAAATGATTGATTTAATCAAAGCTTGTCAAGAAAAGAAACCAGGATATGGTGAAAAAACTTTAGCCAACCTTGAAAAATTCAAAAAAGGCGAAATGGCTTTAACTAAAACAAAAGCAGTTTCTATGATGACAAAGATTGAAGAAAAGGCGGACGAGTTTGGGGTTGAATAAACTCCTACTCTCAAATGATTATGAGAAGATTATTTGTAAGTCAACCAATGCGTAGTAAGACGCAAGAGGAAATTATAGAAGCAAGAGATAAAGCTATTGAAAGATTATCACGTAGATTAAATGAAGGCTTTGAAGTAGCTGAAAGTTATTTTACAGAAGATGAACCAAAAAGATGTAAAAAGCAGTGGTGTCTATTGGTTAGGTAAATCTTTAGAATTATTAAGTGAATGCGATTTAGCTTTGTTTATAGGTGATTGGTACGATTATAGAGGATGTCAAATTGAACACCAGGTATGTGAGAATTATGGTATAGAAATTAGGGAAGATAGAGGAGAATAAAAATGTTAGATTGGAAATACAGTGAAGATGGGAAAAGAATTATTTTAGTAGATGGAGAGCCAAGAAGTAAATTGAAAGTTACAGGTACTCGTTTAGCAGGAATTTTAGGATTGAATAAATGGAATACTCCATTTCAAATGTGGTGTGAAATCACTAAATGTGCTAGACCTCCATTTGAAGATACGATTTATACTTTAGCTGGTAAAGCTATTGAACCAAAACAAATTAAATGGACTAAAGAACAAATTAGTGAAAACGTATTATCACCAGAAGAATTTTTCGGTAATAGATACAATGAAGTCAAATATGACTTCTATCCTAATGAAAAAATCTATGGTGGTATGTGGGATAGTAAACTCGTTCGTCCTAGCGGTAAGGTATCAGATATTTTTGAATACAAGACTACCAAACGTGCAGAGGATTGGATAGACAATCCACCTGTTTATTATTTATGTCAAGCATTGGAATATGCTTATTTAGAAGGTGCTAAAAGAGTGCATTTAGTTGTATCATTCTTAAAAGATGATGATTATAACAATCCTCAAAATTTTGTAGTAGATGATAGCAATACTCAATTATTCACATATGATGTGAATAAAACTTATATTGATATTACAGATGGGGAAATCGTTGTTTTAGAAAAAGACGATAAAATTCCTGTAAATCATTTTAACATTAAAGGCTTGATTAAATTAGCTGATAAATGGTATGATGAACATATCAAGACAGGATTTAGTCCTGCATTTGATGAAGTGAAGGACAAAGAATATTTAGATATTTTAAGAACTTCAAAACCTCAAAATGATTTAGACGATAACGATTTGGTTGCAAAAGCCAATGAACTTATCGCTAAAATAGATGCCATCAAAAAAGAAACAGGTTTAGCAGATTTAGAAAAACAATTAAAGGCTTGTGAAAATGGCATCGAAGAACAGTTATCTTCACAAATGGGAGATAACGATACAAAAGCCGTTTTAGGTAACTATACATTATCTAAAACAGTTAAAGAAGTTGTTTCTTATGATGTTGAAGCAATGGAACTTGACGGAGTATTAGACAAGTATGAAATCAAATCAACAAAAGAAACATTAACATTGAGAAAGAAAAAATAGAGAAAGAGAGATTAGAGATTATGGACACAATTCAATTAGTAGAAAGTAGTTTTGTATTAGTACCTGCAGGAGAAGATGTAGTTTTAGGAATTACAAGTGCAAAAGCAATGCCTAAAGCAAAACCATCTAAAATCGAAGTAGTATTCACTCATGCAAATGGTGGAACAATCAAACAAACTTATGACTTAAATAAAAAATTAAAGAAAACAGATAAAAACCCTATTGGTTTAGTATTATTCTCAATTTTAGCAAGAACAGCTTTAGGAGACAGTTCTTTAGAAAACTTCTCATTATCTAAAGATTTGCCAAAATTAGTAGGTAAAAATTTAGTATGTGAAGTCAAACATTCAGACCCTAAAGATAATGAAAACGGATATGTTTATGCCAACATTAAAAGAATTGTTAGATTAGCAGATGAAGAAACTGTTGAGGAAGTAGAAGATGAAGAAGATGACCTTTAATAGGTCGCCTTTAGAGTCAAACCTAGTCAAGAAGGTTGAAACATATATTAAAACCACGTTTAAAGAAAAAGCGTGGTTTTTAAATATCGGCGGTAACGCTTCACAAAGAAGTGGAGTGCCAGATATACTAGTATGTATCAATGGAAGATTGATAGGCTTGGAACTTAAAAGAGAAGATGGAACAGGACGGCCAAGTAAACAACAGGAAATAGAATGCCGAAAGATAAACAATGCAGGTGGAATAGCAATCATTACAAATGATTTTGAACAAATAAAAAAATTGCTAAATGATGTTTACAACAATAAATATGTATGTTAAAATAATATATGTGAGAGGTACTACCCATCACCTCTCACTTCTCCGTTAAAACATTTTGGTTGCGAATATGCAAAAAAGACTACATTTATTTGTAGTCTTTTTTCATGCACATTGCATATCTTAAAGCTTTACCATCTGGGGCATCTTTATCGTTCAAGAACTTGTGAGCCATACGGACATAGGATGTTACATTATCTCCTAGCACTTCGCAATAATCACTATATATCATATTCATGGCATAATTCCAATCGTATTCGTTGAAATCCCTAAAAGAGATACCATTACTACGTGCCACCGAGTTTGTTTCTTCTACACTCCATTTAGGCGCTTTTGAACCATCATCATTTACCATATCTTCATAAATATCATTCAATGTGTCCTCGTCAAAATGATACCCATTTACTAAAATATAAAGATTTGTTTTAATATCTCGATAACGGTCTGGGTGTTCCACTTTGATAATGTCCATGACAATATCAAAGTCCTCCATCATCTTTTCGATTACTTGCGGATGACTCATGGCTTGTTGGTACATTTTCTTCATACTCATAATTTACCCTCCTTCAACAATTTAATGATTTCTTCATTCTGTTCTATTATCTTTTTAGATAACTGTCTGTTTTCAATCATTAAAGACATAATATCATTATGAAGATTTTCTATGACTTCATCATTACTTGCTTGTTTATGAAGTTCATCATTGTTTTGTACTTGAAGAATAAAAGAAACAAGAGTGATAGCGTCTAGAAAATCTAAATTTTCATTCATTATGCAATCTTCTTGATAATGATATTTGCATCTTGAACAGTTAAAGGTAAAGCTGAATTATTTCCTAATGAAATGACATATGAAGCACCACATGGTACTTGCACTAATGTACTACCATCTACGTTTCCCAATGCACTCGCTGTAGCTACTGTATAGATACTTCTAGTTCCACCAATGGTTTCACCATCTAGTTCTAAATCTAATGAAGCTTCACCTAGTGTGGTAGATGTGATGTTAGCACTATATTCTACCTCATAAATACCTGGTTTAGTTAAAGTAAATAAACCACTTCCTAAATCATGTGCTAACCATCCTTTACAAGCACATTGACAAGAACGTGTTCTTACTCGGTCTGTTGGAAATAATACATTTTGTCCTACGGCTACTGTTTGACTAGCCACTCCAATACTATTAATCATATAATTTTCTCCTTTCTAAAATAAAAAGAACAGTTCCTTTGAACCGTTCTTTTTAATGTTTAAATCCAAAGGTTTGATAAAACCTAATATCGCCATGCGACTAGATTATAAAGTTGTTCCATTACATCCGCAACCATTACCGAAACAAGCACCACTATTATAAGCATAATATGGTGAGCAAGTAAGATACGCTGGTTTAGGTGTAGGTTGTAATGTACTGATAATGTTAGCTGATTGTGCTTGTTGAGATAATTGGAAATTAGCTGTTAATAAATCTCTATCTCTGTCGGCTAATCTATCTCTTAATTCTTGCATTGTGTTAGCATTGATTAAGGCTCTAGTTGCTTCACCTTCAGCATGGATTGCTGTAGTAATTTCACAAGTGTTTTTATAATCTTGTGCTACTACGTTGTCAATCGCACGTTGAGTTGTACAGCAACATTCTTGTTGACTAGCTTGTAGGTTTTGCATACCTAATTGAGTAGTATAGCGACTTTCCAATACATCACGTTGAGTTTGACAAGCAGAGTTAGAAACGTTTTGGTTAGTATTAAAAATATCACGTTTAATGAACTCACCATCAAGTAATGCGTCATTAGTGACATTATTGTTACCCCAACCATTATTACAAAATAATAAGATTAAGATAACCCAGAACCATGCACCAAAACCGTCACCGAAACCATCATTGTCTCTTTCAGCTAGATTGTAAGTAGGTTGAATACCCATTCCTGCATCTGTCATAAGACCTCTCTCCTTTTCTATAATATATTTATAACTACATTAAAATTTAATGTTGTTACCGAACATCTTTTTAGCTTGTTGTTTAGCCATTTCCATTTGTTGAGGTGTAACTCCCATTTGTTTCATAAAATCATTTGGATTGACTCCACTATTCATCATTTGATTTACTTGACTGAACATTTGAGGGTTACGTTGTTTTAGCATATTCATGAGCATATTTTGAGGGTTCATCATACCACCCAATGGATTTGTGCCTCCACCCATGAAAGACTTTAAAGGGTTAGCCATTTGTTTTGCCCCCTTTTCTTGTGTTTTGAGGAGGTTTTTGTTCACTAGGTACATTTTGTTGTACTTGTTGAGGTTCGCCTTGTAATGCTTTTAAAATGGTGTCCATTTTTGCTTCTAGCATATCCATACGTTCGTTGTTTGCATTTTCAACTTTTTCTTCTTTGATTTCTTCAAATTTGAATTTCTTGAAAGCACCATCCATATTTTTCATATAGAAAACAGGATTGTTGTTATCAAACAGTATCAATGGAAGATTGTTATTTGCTACATTTCTCGCTTGTTCTTCTCCATCTACCCACTTACCGTTAAAATCAAAATTTGATGGTGTAGGATTTGATGGAATGTTATTGATATTAATGTTAGGAACATTCATTTGCTGTAATGATTGTAATTGCTGTTCAATCATAGCTTTTTGTTGCATCAACGAGTCAACTCTAGATTGCATGGGATTGTAATAATTGTTCATGTTCATCCCCTCCTCGACTATTAATATAACACTTTTTAAAATAAAATGTAGTATCTTTTTAGTATCATTTTCATAATAAAAAGAGCCTTTAAGACTCTTTTTGAGGTTTTATATAAGTTATTTTTACCAATTTTTTAAATTTGGGATATACACCAAGCGACCACTGATAGCACGATGGCGAGTACCAACACCATCATTACAATTCCAACAGAACCCACCAGCACGAGACCCATCAAACCAACGACCGCCCAATAGAGCGACCCTATAGTCATTAAGTTTAGGAGTTGAGTATAGATAATCTCCAACGGGTTTAGAACTATCTTCACCAACTTTTGAAGGAATGAATAACCAATCATAGTTGTGACTATATCCCATAGCTTTAATATATCCATTACTATTTGGTAGTGTAAATCCAACACCTTCATAGTTATCACTGTGTTTATTTTCAGTATAGTTAAAATCCTTGCATACGTAAGGTTGTCCACCAAGCATATGAGTATTTCCCCAAAATCTCAATCCTTCAATCAACTTCCAAATATTTCCCCAAAAATTTTCTACACCTCTAAATGAAATTGAAGTTTGACTTTCTCCTGTATATTCCGTTCTATCTTCACCTTTATATTCTATAGACGTAGTAGCACGTCCTGTAGCATTTCCTAAAGATGAAGTACTTCCTGTGTTAACAGCACAGTTGTAAGAACTATTATCAACTATTGAAACAACACCTTGATTAATTCCATTTTGGGTGTTCATTGTACCCAACTCAATAATCATTAATAGTTGTTCCATTGATACGTCCTTAATAGAAGTTGAGTGCCAACCTTCACCACGATTTTTAGCAAGTTTTTCTACATTAGCACTTGTCAAGTTTTGAGTCAATCCACTACAAGGTTTAACATTGCTAATCGAACATAACAAGTCTTTATCAAAATCAGCTACTTGTTCATCTTGTTTTAAATAAGCATTTGCGGAAGTATCATAGATGGATGCCTCATATGCACCGATTAAAATATAGTCAACTTCTAAACCATCTTCATTTATAAAAGCAGGATGAACTTTAAATCCTGGACGAGGAGTATCACTTACATAATAATTAGCTACTTTTAAATGATAACCCCCAACTTCGTTATCAATAGGTTCATAAGCAATCGGTACAACTAAATAATAAAATTTAGGTTGATAAACCATCACTTGTCCATTTGAACCATCTTCTTTGTAATTATCATCACCATAGTAAGCAAGGACTGTTCCATTATCTGCTACATTACAACGTTTTCTTCCACCAAACATTTTGAATTTATCAAAACTTTCCCCAGAAGTCAATCCTATTGCTCCTGCTAAACGAGTATTTGTTCCAGCTGAATAATTGATTTGAACGCCTACAACGTCGTTATCTATAGAATTGATGCCTAATGAACGATTGATTGTATTGTAAAGAGAATTGATTGAATGTTTCGTATCTGCAATATATTCTAAATCTACAAAAGGTTTTACAGTACTTGTGAAATTGATGAATGTCACTGGATAATATGTTTGTAAAGCTTGTAATTGAGTTAATAAAGCAGATGGTATATCTTCTTCTGTAGGTGTAGCGAGTTGATAAACTACAGTAATTGGATTTTTATTGAGCCATGCTTTAAAACCAGTTAAGTCTTGTGTTGAAAGATTTGATTTATCAAGTTGAATATCTAGTGTATTTGTAAAAGATATTCCTGTTAAATCATAACCTTGCATATCTTTTACATATATAAATTTATTGCATAATACGAGCAAATTAAGTTTAATTGACGTGTCAGCCAATATTCCAGTGTAAAACCTAATATTGTTAGTATACTGAGTTTTTGAAAGATTCCATAATTCATCATCGCTTCCATCAAAAGTTATTACACCAATATTTCTTATAATCTTACCTTTGTTAAAATCAATGTAATCATAAACATTTTTACCCAATCTATATAAAGGTTTGAGTAAAGTATGATTTAATGATTTGGCTAAGGTAGATTTGTTTCCTTTGAATGTAGCTAAAATTTTATCTACACCTGTTACTTCTTGAGGATATTCAGGTGAAGGTGATGGTTGACCACCTGTATATGGTTCATAGTCATGAGCAGTTGAACCTTTTTCTACTTGAACCCTAAATTGAATATCAATATTTGTTCCAGCTGGTGCCGTTATCCAAACATATGCGCTTGATATATCACTATCTGGAGTAAATTGCATAGATGTTTTTCCAATTGTAATATTTCTATCTATTCCCCTTGCATCCTCAAATGTTTTAAGTGCACAATGTACTGATAATGCTTTATTTATACTAAATGTATATTCAATACCTTGTTTCAATGATATATTTAATTTCCTGCTGACATCAAACCAACCGTTTACTGCAACAGTTCCTTCACATGAAATTAAACCATCTTTTATAGTTGTTGTAACACCATTTGATATTATTGTATCATCAGGTAAATAAAATAATTGATACCCTTTAGTTGTTACTTGTACTGTGTTACCTTTAATAACAATTTGTTTAATAGGTTTTTCTGCACTATTTCCTAAATATTTGTACCCATTGGTTGTATGAGTTGTTTCTACTATTCCTGTAGCAGAGGAATTAGTTACACTTTCAATAGTATCAACTTGTTTTTGTAAATCTGTATAAGTAGATGGAATACTATCTAAAGCTTTTTTTGATGCGTTTCTACTAATTGGACTTGTTCAGAACCTTTATTTGTGATGTTGGTGATTTGATTACTTGATGTAGTAAGTAATCTGTTATTTTCGGTTTCAGCCAATGCTGATAATTCTTTTTCTAATTGGATTAAGTAATCACTAGCGATTGATTGTTCTTCGTCACTTAATTCGACTTCGATACCTTCTAATGAAAGTCCTTTAGCTACTGTAGTATTCCATTCTAATGTAAGACTATCTTCTGATTTTTTAGCACATACAATAAATTTAACATCACCTTTGTATTTTGTCACCTTTCTACTGAATAGCCATGAGAATAAAATATTTCCTTCACTTACAGTAACATCATTAACAAAATAATTATCTCTTTCTTTATTTGCATTTTCAAAATTGACATATAGTTTCAATTTGCTTAAATCTACATTGTCACCTACGATTTTAGGACATTGAAAATACATTCTATCTGATTTTTCATCACTTTCAACACCGATTACATAATCATCAGGAATATTGATAACCCTTGTAATTGGGTCAATTATAATTCTTTCTTCATTACTTTGTACCGAAATATCATCTGGTACAATAATATTATCTAAATCCATATCTATTCACCTACCCTCATAATAATTTTATTTGTTCTAAAATATAATGTTCCTTCATTGATTTTTTGCCCTGGTCTAGCATCACTACCAATAACATAACAAATATGTGTTCCTTTAATTGTCATAGCTTCATTGACTACTAATTTGTTATTACTGATAGGATAAGCTTTGTTATCAAAAATTAAATACCATTTTATAGATGGGATACTCGTTTCTATATCAAAATTTAAAGTGTTCACACCTTTTTCACCTTCGTTACCAATAATTAAATCTGAAGGATAAACGCTTTTATCAGCGCAAATCTTAATTGTTTTTATCATATAAATTCACCTCATTCAAATTATACAATAAAAGCGACTTATTTTAAAGTCGCTTTTTCTATAAACTTTTTCAATCTCCTAGTAACTGTCGTACCTTGAATATCCAATATATCCGCTACTTCATCTTTTGAATTGTCAATATAGAGATAAACAGTTTCAGCTACTTTAGGATTGATACCTTTCACTCTACAAATTTCATTTATGTGTTCCTCGCTCAAATCTTCTTCTAATATATCAATAATTTGTTCTCTCAATCTCTTCTTTACGAATGGTTTAGGAACTTCTTGATTGTCTATCAGTTCCTGTATAATGTTCAGTACGTATGATAGATATACTCCAAAGAGAGGAGTGGCAAATAATGATATATTTAAAGGAATGACTCCTTTGATTAATAGATAGAATGTTACTAATGTAATCAATGTACATTTGGATAGGCTATCCGCATGATAAGATTTACCGAACACCATTCTATTCATTTGAAAACTGAAAAATATAAATAAAAACTCAATAGTTCGGTTATTCAACCATGCTATTGAGTAAACTAATAGAAACTGTAAAACTTGAACAATGACTACGAATATCGTAAACATCACTTTCTCACGTTTACCCATCTTAATCGTCTCCTTTATTTTCTGAATAATTTTTTGAACGCTTTTTCCATAGCTTTGTGACTAGGAAAGAAAAAATATGATGGATTTCCCCACATAGTGTATACCCTCCTTTATTTAAGAATAAATAAGTTATTAATAGTAAGATATAATAATCTAAACATAATAATTGATTTTCTATAAATCCATAATATCTAAATCCTAAACCGATATTTCTAACAAATAAGGAAATCATTTGATAAATTATATTTATTAAAATAGTTAATGAAATTTCTTTGGTATTTGAATTTAAAATCATTTTCCCAACAATTGAGATAAATACAATATCAATGATGAAAGAAATTAATGAATTTATAAAATGATAACTAATCATGCTTAATATATTGAATAGAATTATTATCTTAAAATGTTTAGACACTTCTATCATATTTTTATTAATAATTGATAACACCAGTATTGAATTTATCATTTTAATTATCAATGTAAAGACAAATGATAATATGAAATTATTACTTATTAGATTATCTAACTTTTGTAATATTGGTATGCTCGTGTTCAAGTCAAACCATTTTACACCGAATAACTTAAACACAATACATACTATTAACATAATGATACACGTTCGTAAAGAACGCTCATATAATATTTTGTTTTTCATAACAATTACCCATCTTTCTTTTAATTTATACTCCCATTAAAGCCTTGATTGTATTCTTACCAGCTACACCGTCAACAGTTAAGCCTTTAGCTTTTTGGAATTGAATAACAGCTAATTTAGTATTGTCACCAAAGATTGCGTCAGTTTTACCAGGATTGAAACCATAACAGTATAAAGCGACTTGAACCGCTCTAACCATTTCTTGACATTCTCCTAATTTGACATAATGTTTTCCTAAAGCATTAATAGTGTTTTTACCACATGCTCCATCTACCTTTAAATTAGAATGGTAATCATGGTTCATAGCACATTGGAAACATCTAACAATATTAGCCTTTGTATTAGGACCATTGATACCGTCAACTGTAATACTATGTCCTGTATAGTTGATAGTATGTTGTTGTCCTAAAGCGACTAAATCATTTTTAGGAGTTGTGCTAGGTCTAGTTGTTGGTTGAGTTGAGATAGCATCACTAAATCTAAAATGATAGTCCCAACCACCTTTGTAATTATAGAAACTTCTAACACAAATTTCCTTGCCTGTTTGGTCTCCATGTTTACCACCTGTAGTAGTTCCTTTTTCATTGATGGATGCGTGGACGATATTGTTTGCGTCCGTACACATAACAACATGATGTCCTTCTTTTAAGAAAATGTCTCCACGTTTACGAGCACCACCAACTGAAACAGTTTTAAATCCACAAGCTAATAATTGTGCTCTCAATGTTCTAGTAGTAGATGATTTCTTGACATTAAATCCTGCTTGATTTAATGCTGTACCTACTAATGAAGAACAATCATAATCAATCCCACCATTTCTGTGTTTGGTCATAGCCATGAGAGTCATCTTTGGCTACAGTAACCATAAATGACACGGCTTTTTCAATATTACCCATAATTTCCCTCCTATTTCTTGTTGTAGGTATTTGTACTAATTCCTAATAATACACCTAAAAATGTATCTACGGCTGTGATAGTACCTACGATTTGTTCACCATATGGTAAATTCCAGATACCTGCTAGAGCAAAATATAAAGTACCACAAGCTGGTAATACATATTGAGCGATATATTTAAGAATATCATATGTTTTGTCTGTCAACTTTAACATATAAATACCTCCTTTCCATATTTGTATTATAGCACCTAAAAAACACCCATGTAAAGGTGCTTTTTATTTAGTAATCATAATCACGTCTCTTTTAATATTTTCTACGTCTTGTTTAATGTTATTTGCATCATCTTCCACTTCGTCTATTCTATCATGGAGTTTCTTATGAGCGTCATGATTGTGGACTTTAAATTCATCTAAATCATGTTCCATACGTTTAAGACGAGTAATCAATTCAGTAATAGTAGAATTGAGATTGATGATAGGCTTCCCTACTGTAAAGAATAAACCTATAATTGTTCCTAACGCTAAAATTACTGTCCATGAGATACTTGCTTCGTTCATAATTTAATATCCCTTTCTAAAAATTTAACGATAATATAAACGAACCAAAGAAGATGAAGAAGCAAAAAGCCTAAGCTGGTTGCTAGAAATAAAGTCCAATCCACCTCTATAAGTATCACTGTAAAATGCTTGATGTCTACCTTCAGTTTGAAATACATATCCTATAGCAAATAAATTTTTAGGGACAACAGTAGATACTAATACACGTTTGTTTGAGGTATCGTCTCCCTTTAGTCCAACAGTAATCATACACTCATTCCAATTAGAAACATCTACGTTTATTGTTTTTTCACGTCCCTCAACGTAACCAACTAATTTCCATTCTTTATTTTTTTCAATTTCTTTTATTTTAGCCATCATATCATTAATACTTTTTGTAATACTATTTACATCTTCGGCTGAAAATTTAGTTCCATATTGTTTAGGAGTATAAGCTTTTTCTAATCTCACATTAGAATAAAGTGCAACACCATTGTCATTCATCAAATTATATTTTCTCTGTTCACCCTCTCGCAAAATTTCATCTACGTAATCAGTTTTCAAACTCATACCTCAATACCTCCATAATTTCCTAGAGTAAAAGGTAATGTTACTCTATTATTCCATAAACTATCAAATAAATTATAAAACCCTCTAATAGCATTTGTCAATCTATTCAATTCAATGTAATCGATATATTTGTCCCCTTCTTGAAATGTTTTCTTTTCTCCTACCCCTACAATGTTACCCGTAAGATTGTCTAGTAACTTAATCTTATCTTCAATCAAATTCCATCTGTCCGGTGTAGGAAAATCATTGTAAGAAACAGTAGGAGGGTTACTATTTAGATAACTAGTGTCCATATCGTCAAATTTATCTCCTATAGGATAAAACGCACTTAATTCTTGTGAAATATAATAAATATGAACACAAAAATTATTATAATCATCAGCATTAATATAGCTGGAAGCTGTCCAATTAGCCTCTGGTGGTGTCATATTAGCCATTATATCTTTCTCCCTTCTATATAACCTCTTAATCCTCCTGCGCTGAACGTCAACTCATGCTTCTCAATCCTAATGATGATTTCATCACCCATTTTATTTAGGATTTTAATATTGTCTCCTGTTTCCAATATAGGATTTCCCATATAGTTGAAAGAATACAATTTATCTTTTGCTTCTTCTCTAGCATACCATTCAGCTATGTCACTTGTCCATGCCCCTCCATAAGCCATAGGTAATAGATTATTGGACATTTCTAATGTATCTCCTACCTTTGCTAATGGGTATTCATCTTGTGTTGAAATGGTTTGAGAGCCTACGGCATATAATGTGATAGGTTGAGTTAAACTACTAGCACTAGATTTAAGAGTTAATCTTACATGTTTAATTTTACCACTTATCGCTGAAACTGTCACTTTTCCATTGTCAAGAGACAATGTACCACTTTCATTAAATCCTACATCCCATTGGTTTCCTGTTCCTATGTCAAAACATGGTGAATTGATTTCTACTTCTACACTAGAGCCTAAAGAAGGGAATGTGATAGTTTGTTCAAATATCTTCCCTCTTTGCTGTTCAGCTTGATAATTGTCTACCTTGATAATCATATTTCTAATAGGAGTTTGAATTTCAATATGAGGGTAATAATCTACATATTGATTTTCATTCAACTCATATGCGTTCATATTTTCCATTTTAACGTATTTTAAATGAATTGTATTGTAAGGTACTGTCCAATTCACCGATAAAAATGTGACTTCTATAGAACATAAATCTAAATTGTCAAAATTAGGAATATCATTTTTAAGATTTAGCACGATTGTGTCAGTTTCCCTTACGTCATGAGACAATTCATTGCTTTCATAATAAGACCTTCCTGTGTTAGGATTTAATATCTTATATTTGTAACTTTGAGGAGTATGTCTATGAACAAATACCATTGAGAAATATTCTGGCGGTCTGTTCCAAAAAGCTAATCTAAATGACATATTTTCTTCGATATTTCCATCTTCATCACACATTTGATTACCTATCAATCCTGTAAATTCATTACTGTTTTTCATAGGAAATACAAAGCTACCATCCGCTCTTACATAGTCTTTTTCAAACGTAGCATAATTTCTCCATTGGTTTTCATCAGTATCATAATAATCAATCAAACTGTTTTCATTTGATATATCAGCCATATTCACATTTAACGGCATATCTAATTGAGTAAAAGAACCTTTGGAATGTATCTTATCTTCGGTGTCAATAGTCAATATTTCTTGAAAGGCATTAGCCATCATTAATAAAGCTTCTTTTCTGTACCCTTTATAGATTACAGGGAAACCTTGAGGAATGAATTTATCATATGTTCTTAAATCAAATATATCTTCATATCCTTCTGACAATACTTTATTCAGATATTTACGATAGCTCATATTCACATTTATACTGTCAATGTCTACACTATCATTAATACAATTTAATTTGTCTATAACGCTCAATGTTAAATGTTGCTCGTCTACTGTCCAACTGTCAAGAATGAGCTTTTGCCCTTGAACATATTCTTGTGTTCCATCTGAAAATTCATATCCTACCATAAAATATACTGTTTGACCTTTATCAAGCAATTTCAGTTCATTATCTGGATTTTCAATATTAAATCATTTTGATTGTTGATAACAATATTGGCTTTCTTATAAGGTAATTCATCACTTTTAAAGAAAGTAGCTTCACTATAAGATAAAGCATTTCCATCTGTTAAATCCTCATTGTCATAAATCAAAACTTCTCCAAAAGACATGGATTTCATAATAAGCATTTTATCGTTTGCGAAATTACTCATTGTAATTTCTAAATAAGTAATGTCTTCAAAAGACTCTTTAGTTTGAAATCTATATCCTTCATTTTCAAAAGTCAATGTTTTATAATAAGGCGATACTTTAGTGTCATATTTTATTTTAATAGTTTTAGGATAGTTGACATCAAAATCAAGAATTAATTCATCAACAGTTCTATCAACATAACTTTCATCAATAGAATATTTAAAAGTAATAGATGTGTCTTTATTAATTTCTCTCTTAAATACAACTCCACTATAATTCTCTTTAGAATAAAATATAGGTGTACCATCAGCTAATGTAGTTTCTCTTTCAAATAAAGCAATAGGAGTATATGTTTTATTCAAAAGTAAATCATTGATAGGCGAAGATAAAGAATTCAATTCTTCATCAGTAGTTATGTTACTGAAGGATTGTAATGTATTGTTTACCGCTCCTATCATTACTTTAACAAGCCATTTGTTTTTAAATGGCTCATTCATTTCACTTATAAATTTTTGACTTGCTTCTTTCATATCTAATACCCCATATCTACTAAATTACATTTACAATCTATATATTCTAATGGCATACCTGTATTTTCATCTACTTTCCATAAAGTAAATGTCCTATCACCTGGATAGAAATAACGACCTATCCATGTGAGAGTTACAGGGTCTACTACTTCTATATAGCATTTGAATTTTTCAAACTCTCTCAAAGCTCTACTCCATGTTTGAGCATCTAAATGAGGCCATTCTAAATTGCTCAATTTTAATTGGTCTCTACCTACCTTACTACCTGTAACTTGTGCATTAGCGTTACGACCAGAGTCAACAGTTGTAGTAACTGTGTATTCTAAACCTTGTTTAGGGGCAGGTAGAGGCACTCCATTTATTTTAATAAAGGGTGCGCTCATAACCATTCCTCCTATCTTCTTTTGATAAATCCATTAGATTGAATGACATCTTGTGTATTGTTAGCACTTTTGATTTCTCTACTGTCAAGATATACTTTGTTTTCAACCCTTATAGGATTTTCTCTATTTGCTTCTCTCATAGCATAAATCACACCTTCACGTACAGCTTCTTTCATTGATTGTACAAAACTTGTATTTTCAAGTGGCATTACAGTTGTCTTACCTCTATAGCTTCCTACAACTTCTTTTCCTGCTTCACCAGCGGTCCATAAACTTTGACTAGGTGATACGAAACTTGCATTGGCAGGAACGAAACCACCTCTAGCGAAAGCTGTAACAGTTGGATTTTGCATAGAATTAGTACCGTAGTAAGTTACAGGAATATCTACTCCCGTATCAGGGTCCATACTACTCCATGAAATCCATGTACTAGGGTTATTCCATTTGAATTGTTTAGCATATTTACCTAATCCACCAAAAATTTCTTTGACTTTCCTATCAAACCATTTTTGGAAACCTATAATGCTATCATACAAGCCTGTAAATATACCCCATATACCGCCTACAAAATCACTAACACCACTTGTAATAGCACCTGTAACTGTGCTTACTACACCCCACATTTTATCCCATGCAATTTGCCATTTGGTTTTGATTTTACCTGTGCTTTCATCAATATAACCATATTGTTCGCCTAACTTATTTTTGACTCTTGTATTGATGTCGTTATAAGAAGCATCAGCATTGGTAATTTGTTCTTGGTATGCCTTATCGATAATACCTTTTTGTTTTTCGTATTCTTCTTTAGTCATACCATTACCATTGGCATATCTCTTTTCAAGGGATGCTAATTGGTCTGCGTGCCATTGGTCCGCTTCTTCAATAGATTTCTTATGGTTTTTCTTTGCTTCTATAAGCATTTCACTACCTGCTTCTATTGTAAGTTGTTTTTGATTATATTTCAATCTGTTGAGAATAAATGTTTGTTCTTGTTCACTCTCACTCATAGCAGTTACGCCTATTTCTCCTAATTGGTCGTATAAACTTTGTAACTCGTTTAAATCCTCTTGTGTTATAGGCATATTCTTACCTTTGTATTTTGCTGTAATTTCATTAATACGAGCGTAAGTGTCGTCCACTTTCTTTTGAGTTTCATCATAGTAAGTATTAGTAGAATTTAACATTTCAGTATATTCTTCAGCTGTTACAGTTTTTAAACCTTTCATCATATCAAGGTCTTTCAATTCACTGTTTCTATCACTACTTAATTCATTTAAAACCGCTTCTTTCATTTTTGTGGCTTGTTTAGTCAAATAGCTGATGTCCTTATCAGTAATAATACCTTTGAAATCAATTTTAGCTAATCTCTTACCTGCGTTTTCCCATTCTTGAACGACAGGCTCTAATTTTGATTTTGTAGTTTCACTTACTTTGTAAACTCCATTACTAAATTCATCTACAGTATCTACCGCAGGTTTCATACCTTCATGGACGGCAACTCCTGCTACGGCAACACCTGCTAATACAACACCTAAACCTGTAAGTCCTGCAACCAATGTACTACCTGTGATAATTCCCATAGAAGTAAGAATTGTATCTCCTAGTCCCACAAAAGCTGTAGCTACTGTACCTAATACACCACCTGAGCCTGCTAGGTTAAAGAATGCTCTTGCCAATCCGCCAATACCTTGCAAACCTGCTACAAAGTTGGATGTTGTTTGAACACCTTTTAATGCTCTAATAAAGTTAGTGATTTTACCTATTGCCCAGATACCTGCTAAAATACCAGCTATAATCATTAAAGGTTTTTTCCATTTCATGAATGTCTCATAAATTTGGTTTGCTTTTGAATTGATATTTTTAAGTAAATCATCATATCCATATTTGCTTAAATCCAATCCTAAATCTCCTACTCCTCCACCAGAACCGCTACCACCTGCTCCTGTGTCACGACTTACAGTACCATCATCATTCAATACATTCAATTCATCAATACCTAGAATATAATCTTTCAATTTCTTCGCATTATCAGCCGATTTTTTAAGATTTTTCGCTGTATCTCCTGTACCTTTAGCAGTATTATTGATTTGTGAATTGACTCCACTAAAATCAATAGCTTTTAATTTTACTCCAAAGAAACCTGCGATTTCAGCTACAATCGTTCTTATGAATTTAACAAATGCAATCAAATAAGGTAATACGGCACTCAAAGCAGGAATAAATAAAGAACCTAACTCCCTAGCTAAAGAAGTTAATTGCGCTCTCAATACTCTTAATGCGTTTGCAGGTTGGTCGATTGTACGCTCCATATCATTCATAGCACTCTTTGATTGTTCCATGATAGCTATAAAACGTAATTCAGTTTTTTGCGCTTGTGTCATATCACGAATACTTTCTTGAATACCTAAACGTCTAGCTGTTTCTTGTAATCTTACTTCTGAAACATCCTTACCTAATCTACGCAATGGTTCTACAGTACCTGTGATACCAGCTTGTAATTTTTGGAATGTAACGTCTGGGTCCATATTATATAAAGAAGCATAGTCGTATGCTAATTTAGTAAATTGTTCAGACAATGTATAAGCATTTTTAGATGAAACACCTAATGAATTTGCTAAATCATAGAATGAACCTTGATAACGCATAGCTTGTTCTTGATTGACACCGATACTTTCAAGTGACTCTACAAAATTCCATGCTTGTCTTGTTGAGTCACCCATAACAACTTCAAAGAGGTTTTGGGTCTCGATATAATCATTTGCAGTTCCTAATAATTTTGAAAAAGCTTGACCAGCTTTATAAGCACCTGCGGTAAGAGCCGTAAAATTGACCGCTCTGCTCAATTTATTCAAAGCTGGTATATTTGACATATTAGTACCTTGTTGCTGACTAGGTGTCAAATTTGGTGTGTTTTTAGTAGTTGTATTCAATCCCCCAAAGCTATTTGCTAATTTTCGCATTTTAGGGATTGTACCATCCATTTGTTTTTCTAATTTTTCTAATTTAGTAATAAGAGTATCTATTCCATCAGTAGATTTACTAGCTTTATCTTCAATCTCTAATGTTAATTTATCTACCTCTGCCATTCAGTCCACTCCTTTCTAAAAATAAAATAGAGAACGATTTAGTTACCGTTCTCTTTACGTTTATTATTCATTGCTTCTACTAATTGTCCAAAAGCCATAAATTGTGCTATAGCTTGTTGTTCTTCGACTTTAGTTAATTCATCACTATCTTTAATTTCTTCTTGTTCTTCAACTTCCTTATCATCAAATTTCAAAGGTTCTTTAAAGTAAGGTTGTTTCTTAAAAAGTTGATTACAAGCTAGAGCGTGGTCTATATACAGTCCTTGCAACCATGCTTTCCAATTCTCTTTATGAACAAATGCCTTTTCTTTATCCTCTAATTTTTGTTCATAAGCATCAAGATAGTTGTAGTATAGTGATGGTTCACCATGCCAAAATAAATCATAGGGCATATCAATAATAATAGATTGAGTGAACAGTTCATTAAATAATTCACTCGCATTTTCATATGAGGGTTTTTCAGTTTCTTCTACTTCCCTTTGCGAATTAGTTTTTTTCCTGTCTTTCCCTCTAATATAAAAACTTCATTTACCATTTCATTTAGGTTTTCGATTACTTCCATCATACCATATTCTTCTTTCATGAACTCTGCAAAATCAATAGCATCTTTCCATGTTGTTTTAGGTTGATGTTTAAGCATACCACCATAAATTAAAATTTCAAAGTTAGTATATAATTTTTCAGAAGGGTTGACCGCATTGTAACCCATCTTTTCCATTTCTACGATAGATGCTCTATCATATTCTAATTTAATTGTTTTGGTTTTATCACCAATAGTTCTTTCTACATCAATGTAACTCATGTCATGTCCTCCTGTTTGATATTTTATTTAGCTGGTGTATAATCTGTTAATTCTACACTTGAAGTAGCAGTAAGATTTAAAGTACCTTGCATTGGATTGTCTGGTGTCCATTCATCATTTGCTAAAATTGAAGCTGTACCTCTAAATACATAAGCTTTGTTTAATGGTTTAGGCAAACCTACTCTGAACCATACATCATCTTTAGCTTGTTCAGTTTGAATTTTTCCAACCTCTGCAAATACTTCTGGTGTGAAGTTGACACCGAAACCTAATGTACCTCCGTTATCGGCTAAACCTTCGATATACACTTTCATGTTATCATAAATAGTCGTAACATCATGTGTGGATGGTGTACCAACTAATGAAGGGATTTTAATAACGTCTGGTACTTTTGCCCAACCAGTTGTTGGTACATTACCATCAGCATTTTTAACCCATTCTAAAGTTAGACCTTTCGTTAATTGTGCCATACAGTTGACCTCCTATAATTGATAAATAATCATTGTCTCGTTATCTATGATACCAGCATAGGTAACGATATAACGTAAAATACTGTTATCAGAGGCATAGGGCAAGATTTGATATGTACCTATCATTTTCATACCATAAGTCTCTCTCATAATAGTATCTAATTCATTTCCTAATGTAGTAACTAATTTACGTTTGTTTATCAGTTGTCCTTCATGAGAAATATCTCTCCCATAAATTTCAAAACGATAATGTAAATTAGTTCTAATGATTTTTCCATTGATTTGTTGTTGTGGAGTATTTGTAATTTCCTCAACAGTAATCATAGGATATACAGGTTGTTTAGTAGAATAAGGTTCTCTAATATCTTTAAAAGGCACAGTAAATGTACTATTTTTAATCTTTTCCATGATTTCATCTAATATACTCACCATTGTTGTTTCACCTTCTCTACAAACAATTTAACTTCTACATTTAATTTTTTAGAAAGCCATTGAGCAGTCTTATACATTTGCATATTAGCTCTTTGACCTTGTGTAAAACGATACTCGGTTCTTGTACTGTCGGTAGGAAAAAACCAACCTACTTTGCCATCTTTGGTGGTAAAGATATGTTCGCCTATACCATATACCCAACCTAATTTATTGGCTAACTCATGGGGAGTTTCACTTCCTACTTGACCTGTACCAAACTCTACATAAAGAACATTTTCTCCCTCTTGGACTATTCTATAGCCACTAGGGGTCTTTGTCCAATATGTATTGTAGACTAGGTGTCGTCCTTGTCCGTCTGAAATAGGGGTTAAGGATTGACAATACAATACGGCTTCATCCAATATGGACTCAATATCAGATGGAAAGCCTTTTATCGTTTTCTTCATATTTTGAAGGTCTTGGATAGTTTTCTTTATCTCTTGTCTGTCAAGAGAAATCGTTCTAACCTTATTTGCCAATTTGCAACCTCTTGAATAAAATTGAAGCTTGTGAAATACTGTCAGATACCGATTTGATTTCAAAATCAGCGGTGTCACATAATACATCATGAACTGATGGCGGAGTTACATAGATATAAGCTCTATCTCCCTCATTAAATTTGTCAAGTTCATTGACGGAGATTTTAGCTCTACGATATTCTTTATAGCTGTCACCAAAAGCTACTATATCAGCTTCACTTGTTGTTGCTACAACATTCAATTTGACCTCTACAGGTGGCTTAAATTGAACAGGGTCACTATCCTTAATCTTCTCACAAATATATAATGCTTTTTTATCTCTTTCAAGCGTTCTCATGACTTAAAAGAAGTTCCTAATGGAATAATTCTACTCAATAGCGCTTTGGAATATGGAGAAGCATTATCATAAACTCTTGATACTCCATTGTCGCTATGAGATTTTTCACCTTCTGCACCATATTTAGATAGAGCCTCAACCACCATGTTTATTTGCAAGTTGAGGTATCTATCTTCAATAGGTTGTTCATCAGTAGAAATGTAACCACGTATGTCATTGATAGTATCTTTAGCCATATCTAACTCCAATTCGATTCGAGCGTCACTCGCCTCTGGATATTTGATTTTTACTTTAGCCTTTTGTTTTTCTATATCATACATGGTTGTTTCCTCCTATTTTTGAATATTTAAAGCTTCACTAGCTACAGTGCTAGGTGTTAAAGGTGTTACAGTAGTAGCAATTTCTGTAATTTTAGCATGATACCATTCTGGTCCATAATCTAACCCTGCAGTACCATATAACATACCTTTGTCACCTGCTCCTACTTTTGCTAAAGGTTCCCAGAAGAAGTTACCCTTATTAGGAATAGGCATTTCAACGATTGATAGCACACCTAAATTAGTAATTAAAGCTGTACCTTCTGGTAAGAAATTATCATATTGCATTACCCCTACTGTCCCTGCAGGTGTAACGATTTGGTCAATATTAATACCACCTACTGTGCGTGATTGTGGTAAATAGAAACCAGGTAATTTAGAGAAGTTATTAGTAATTTGTGCTTTACCAATAGCGTCACACATAATAACTAAACCGTTCATATCAGCACCTGCTTTAGACATTGCTCTTAATACTTCACTAATATTGTCATAATCTAATTCTTTACCTTCTAAAGCTTTAGTTGTAGTTTTGATAGCTTCAACTAAACCTCTAGTCTTATTTACTTTTTCATCAGTTGCCGCTTTTTGATAAGTAGAATTAATTAATGTGTACTCTAAATCTTTTCTAGCCTTTTTAGTTTTTTGAGCCATTTGGAAGTCAAATTCGTTAGGGACGTTATTAGCTTGTCCAGCAATATTAACCCCTGCTAATGTTCCTGTATTGGCTTGTTTTTGATAAGATACAGCAGTAGTATATTGGAAAATTTGTACTACATTTGTTTCTTGTGCACGTGTTACATAAGTTGGTTCTGGTGCAGTTAATGAAGCTGTTTCACTAATACTAGGTTGTGAAGCATTTTCACTTGCATATGTTGAGTTTACAACGAACTCTACAGATGATGTGTTACGTCTAGGTAACATTGACACTAAAGGTGTATCAATATTTGCTTTATCGAAAATTTGTCCACTATAGTTAAGGACTCCAATCGATTGTGCTGTTCCTGTTGACATATAAAATTCCTCCTATTTTAATGTAATTCCTTTTTCACTTGCTTGTCGCATAATAGATGAAATTCTCACAGCTCTCATATATGAAGTGTCTTTTCTAGCTTCATCTAATTGTGCTTGAAGTGAGTCTTTTTCATTGACAGTAGATGGGTTTGTAGCAGGTGTGTCCATATTTCTTACGGATTGTTGTTGCCTTTTATCCATTCTGTCTTGTAATGATTTGTTATATCGAGAAACAAATGATTTTGCCTTCTCAACACTTCCGTCAATATCTTCACTAGCAAATAGGTCTGTGTAATATTGTAAATCTTCTGTATCATTAATTCCACCTTGCATTAATACATTTCTAACATCACTACTAGAGATACGTTTATTTAATACTTGGATTTGTTCTTCTACAGTATGGTTTACTTCTTGTTCAAACCCACTTCTTACTTGTGCGATAAATTCTTGGTCTTGTGCCAATTCTTTTCTAGCATTGGCACGAGCAGTTTGACTTGCACGAGTTCTTTCTTGGTCTAAATATCTTTGAAATTCTGGTGGTAAATTATGAATGTCTAATTCGACATTTTGTTGTGTATTTGTTGAATTATTTTGTGTTTGTTGATTTACCACTGTTTGATTTTGAGTCCCTTGTTGACTCGCTTGATTTTGTTGAGTTTGGTTGTCCATCTTTGTTTCCTCCTCCTCGAGTAGTATTATCGTCACCTTGACTCATTTGTTGAGTGAGTTGAAGTTGTCGTTGTTGCTCCTCGAAATTTTCTTCTTTTTTCTTTTTCCAATACTCCTCACCACGTTCAATTACTTCTGTATTGTCACTTGTGATGTCCACTATATCGAGTACGTCACTTGGCGCCATTACTTGTGTATTTAACATAGTTGCCATAGCAGTTACTTTGCTATTCAAATTGTCTGTTTTGTTACGTGGGTATTTAATATCTACGTTTATCATACTCGTTTTAGAAATTTTTTTCAAGTCACGTAATATTTTCAATATAACACGTAATTCTTTCTTTTCAGATTTCTTATTAAATGTTTCAGTAGTACGTGCCACTACTTCCATGTCAGCCCATCCGTCACGAAGTTTTACAGCATCACCTGTATCTCCTCCGCCTCCACCACGTGTTTTACGGTCTGGAATACCTACGACAGCCCTTAAACTATCTTCTAGATATTGTCTCAACTGTTCTACGGAAGTACCGTCTAATTGAGCTTGGATATATTTTAAATCACAATTCAACCCTTGTGGTGAGCGAATTTGGGCGAACTTGTTAGATTTTACGTTGTTCATTTCTTTTTCAGTAAATTCAGCATTTATAGCTACTAAAATAGAATTTACGAATTGTTCTACGTCATTGACACTATCACTTCCCACTTTATTGATGGCATCCATCAATGTAATAGCAGTTTCCCAATGCCCCATTCTAAATTGATTGTTTTCACATTCAACGATAGGTAACACACCTAAAGGATTTGGTTTAGGATAGCCTGTAACTAAATTGCCATCTGTAACTGTCACACCAATATATCCATTATAGTCAGTTGTGCTAGAGAATGGGATTTTAAACATATAAATTTCACTCATAGTATATACTGTCATAAGAACATAATTATCTTCGTTTTCTCCCCAACTTTTTGTATATGTGACCGCAAATACAGGGTCACGTCTTAATTGAGAAGAATAGGCTACAAATGTACATTCACTATCTAAATTCAAATAATAATAAGGTGCTTCATCTTCATTATCTACTCTATTAGGAAAAACCCCTCTATGAGAAATACCAAAGATACTACAATCAGTAGCTTTTTCTTGGTCACTTGATGGCTTGTCATTCATTTCAGCGTAGTCATTTAATAAACGAACTTCTTCTTTGATGGGATTTGAACCGTTTGTGTCCTCATTATCAGTTCTTCTAGCCACATATTGCATAGGTTTACCAAAAGTGTAACCGATAATATCTCTAGTAAACGTACTAGCATAATTAATTACCACTTTATTATCCACGTCTGGTCTAATATCCTTTACACGATTGAAAATGTTTTGTTTACCATTGTGGTAATCTCTTAAAAATCTAATTTCATAAGCATTTTGATAATGTGTCTTTAATGCTAGATTTAATGCTCTTACGATATTATCTTTATCGAGTGTCTTAAATCCTGCCATTTCATCACCAACTTGCTCTTCATTGATATAATTTGTATATATTTTCTTTCGACCTTTGAAAATAGGAATTGGTTGAGTAGCAGGAGCGACACCTTGAATAAGGTCACTTACTAAACTTTCCATCTTCTCTCTTTCTTTTTCTTGGTCTACAGTTGGTTCGTCCATGTTATCACCTCTCTTGTTTGATTTTATCATAAAGAAAAAGACACATCAACCATTCGTGATGTGCCCCTCTCCTATAGTTAAGGTGTTAATTCTATGAGAATAAATCGTGATGGATGTCAGTTACAAGATTTGAACTTGTATCTTTCTCGACAGTGTTTAGAGAATATTTTTACCTAATTAAAACTAAACTGACATTTAAACCATTGATTGAATAGGTACAATGGTGAAAACCTACAGCAAGATGGCAAAATCTGCATATAATAAATGTGCCAATTACAGGATTTGAACCTGTATCCTTCTCTATGCGCTATCTAGAGAACATTTTACCTAATTTAAACTAAATTGGCATGTTTCAAGCCCCAACGGGTAACTTGAAATCCACTTTACAAAAAAAGCTAGTAGGCAGTAATTATCTTTTTTACGCTAACCCTTTGCGACTACCTAACGCACTTTGAAAGCAACCTAGCGTACCAACTAGGAGCTATTTATTATAAAGGAAATATAAAAAATGTCTATCAAAAGAAATTACCTACTTATTCAGTACACTATTATATTACCATTTGTTTCATCATATGTCAACCCTAAAATGGTCTTTTAAATGGAGAACTTACAGCTCCTATCATAGGTTGTTTGAATAATTTAGCCAATCCAGCTAAACCATCTGGTCCATCATCATGTAATGACGAGCCTGTTTGAACAAATGTCGTGACATTGGACATCATTCTACCATAATCGTCCGTTGGCTTATACAATGATGGGTCTTTGAAGTACATTCGCTTAATATCTGGTGCATACTGAATGATACGCACCAACTTGCTTTGTTTAGTACCTGCAGAACTCCATGTGATATTGCACCTATGTTTACTACCTTTTTTCACCATATCGTCTACATCACGTGCATAGAAATCCCCACCTCTGTCTGCTTCAAAGTGAGCCATCTGCACTTCATGCTGTACTATCTTACCTGCAACCATAGGTTCAGTCACTTTATAGTCAGCTTTGCATCTAAATACTGTATCTACGACATAGCAATCCTCTCCATAAACATATCCTACAGGGAAGTTGATGAAATCGTCACCACCGAAGGCGACGTCACAATGAGCAATTACAGCATCTGGCTTTGTATTAGGTAATGACAAGTATCTTCTCAATTCACTACCAGGGAATAATAAACCATCACGTTCCATAGGATTTTGTTGATACACACATTCCCATGACACTTCATCCATGTTACTTTTCAATTCTTGATACATAGCTGTTGTATATCCTACATTATAGTCATAGTCAAAGTTACTTTCACCATCTAAATTCAAAGCTGGCATCTTACGAGAACGAAATCTCTTTGTCTTACCATATTTTCTTTCCAATCTAGAAATTGGGTCATGCACCGACCATATAGTACCGATACCTAGAATAGGTGCTAATCGTCCTGTTCTTTTATTCATGACACGTCTTTGCATTAAATCGACAGTTACTTTGGACCATAGCTTTTCTAGTCGGTCAATATTCATAGCTTCTTCAATACCAGAGCACATATCATCTAAATACAACAGACTTTCAGCTTCTAGTGCACCTGTAATCTGTCCATCAATCGAACGGAACGTAAGTGTCTTGTAACGCTCATTCTCCCATATGTCGATTGTCATATCTTTAGCCGAAATAGTCAATTTACCTCTAGCCTCTGGAAATATCTCATAAAAACGATATTCTTCACTGTCTATGAAATCCAATACCCCTTTACAGAAGGTATTTACCAATCCACTTGCATAACCAGCTCCAAAGATATGTTCATTTGGATAACGTCCTGCCAACCACGACATGAAGAATAAACCAATAGTACTTTTACCTATTCTTGGTGGCATGGACAATAAATATATGTCAATAACCCCATCCCCTAAATCCTGTAAATCCTTCATAACAGGATGGAGGACTTTCATACGAGGTTGATAAAATCTTTTTTCTGGCTTTCTATCCCACTCCATAGCAATAAGATACGACTCTAAATCGTATCTCCCATTGTCCGTATGTGCATCACGTAAAAAATTGTAGGCTTTGAGTTTTTCATCATCTTTTAAATCTTTCATATGAGCATTTATGAGTTTAATCTGCCCTCTGCAAGTCGCTCTCAAAACATCAGTCTTATTTTCTTTTTTAGATAAATCACGTAGAAGATTGAGTTTCTCCATACGCATGAAATAAGGCATTGTTTCTTTGAGTTGAGATAAAAGAATAGCTATACTTTCTTCATTTTGGTTCATTATTTTTTAGGCATAACATAGAATTTTGCTCCTACGTCATATCTTTCTCTAATTTCTTGAAGGATTTCTTTAGCACGTTCTTCTGTTTCATATTCCCCCATAAAAGCTTTTAATGTAAACACGACAGCTTCGATAGTGTAAGTTCCTCCATTATTTTCTCCTTCTTCAAGAGAACATAATCCATATGGAATATCATTTTTATCATTTTGACTTATAATTCTCATAAATCATCCCCCACTTCTTCATCTTCTTTATAAAAACTAGAAATATACATTACAAGTGCATTGACTACAATATCCTTGACCTTCATATTCGTGTCCAATGACAGTTGCTTGACCTGTCTATGGACACTTTTAGGAATAGGATAGTTGAAATACACTTGGTCCGCATTTGCCTTTTGACCCATGACTACCCCTCCATTTCTTCTTTCAAACCTTGAAGTTCTTCTTTGATTTTATTCAAAGCAGTTTCTTCTCCTTTAGTACATTTCACTCTTTTCAATCTCATTTCAATGTATTTTTCAATCTGTTCCACGTGGAACAATACCGCTTTATTTACTCTTTTTCTACCAAACATAATCTTTCTCCTTATAAAATCTCGACTTCCTCAAACACCTTGAATATCTTCGGTGTCTGTATAGCCATCCAATCAATCATGGTTTCATTCACCGCCCATTCCTTTGTTCTAATTAGTTGAGACGATACGATACCACTTTCGTATAAAAACGCATGGATGATTTCATGTCTGGCTATCATTTTTCTAAACTCACATTGGTCTTTCTGTCCGTACTCCAACTCTGGACGGACACCGATATGACATTCTTTTACTGAATTGTCACACCAACCATTGTGGTGCTCGTAGAACTGAATATTTTCAGTAGACTCAAAGATTATCTTCCATGTGCTACCTAGAATATTCACTTCTTTAATAATTTTCTTCATTACTTCACCTCGATAAAATCTTTTTTGGTTTTAGATTTTGATT